TAGTAAACAAAAGACAAAAATTAAAAGCAGTATCTTTAAAGATATATAGAAATAGAAGAAAAAGAGTTAAATATACTTTAATGGTAGGATCAAAGCGAATAGAGAAGAAATTTTTGCCAATAGACAAATATCCTATAATCAGTTTTCCATTCAGCAATTTCAATAGCCCTAATAAAACCTTTGGGATTATACATTTTATAATCGATATAGTAAAAGCTATGAATAAGTACTTATCTCAGATAATGTATGATATAGCTGTTAACGGACATCGTAAAGGATTTATATGGGAAGGAACTATATTAGATCCTGATACTATAGAAACTGATTGGTCACAACCTGGGAAACTAATAAAGTTAAAATTTAATCCGGCTATACCTGATGGCGGAAAACCAATGATGGTAGAACCAGGTGGAATGAATCAGTCTATTCAATATATGATAGAATACTTCAAGACTCTAATAGAATACATAACAGGTATCTATGGAGTTATGCAAGGTGATACAAGTCAAGCACCGAATACATTAGGAGCTACACAGTCAATACAGAACTTTGGTACACAGAGAGTAAAATTATATAGTAGAAACTTAGAACATTCATTTGAAAACTTAGCTTATGTAATTGTTCATTATTTACAAGCTTATGCACCTAGAAATAAAATCATGAAGTATTTCGACACTAATGGCGATGGTCAAGAAGTACAAATAATGAATTCTAATGAAGATACGAAATTTAAGGTAAGAGTGGATATCGTAAGTTCTCTTCCTACAACTAAACAAATGACAGTAGAAAAATTAGCTTTCATCACTCAAACAATGAAAGATGATAGATTAAAAGCTCTAATGACTGAAGAAATGTTGAAGATGGAAGATGTACCTGAAGCTAAAGAGATAGCAGAAAAGATTAACATAATCCAACAAATGCAACAAGAACTAGAACAAGCTACTCAACAAGTACAAGAATTAGAAGGCAAAGTAAAAGCAGCAGAAAACAATATGGCTCAAAAAGATATAGCTATGAATGTAGAAAAAGCAACTGCATCAGCTAAACAGAGTATTGCTGTAGCAGAGACGAAAGCAAAAGGAGAAGTAGAAGCTGCTTATACAGAGAATGAAATACCAGAAGAATTGTTAAATACATCATTACCAATTGGAGGAGAAGAAAATGGCGGATAAAAAAGTAGGATTAACACCTAAAAAAGTTAGAATAGGTAGAGGAAGAGCAAACAAAGCTCCTATAAATGCAGGCGATCAAAAACCATTAAAAAAGAAAAAATTAGTAAGAAAGAAAGCCTCGGCTAAAGGGACCAAGAGTGACTCTTTGGATGCTCAGATAAGAGGTATGGGTCATGATCCAAACTCAGCATTTGGTAAATTCTTGAAAGAAAGTGGTATATAATGGCAGATTTCTTATCATTTTTAGGTAAACGGACTAAAAGTCTATTAGCTATTAAAGACATAGTTAGTAGTAAAAAGAAAAAAACTAAACCTAAAAAAATATCTGTAAAGGTAAGAGCCCCAAAGAAAAAAGTAAAGAAGAAAATAAAATCCATAAAGAAAAAGAGTGTAAAAAATGATTAATCCTAATCCTGATGAAGAAGAAGAAACAATCGAATCTGAAGAAAATGAATCGTCAGAAGAAATAGAAGACCTAAACGAAGACGGGTATGATGATAGTATAGAAGATGAAAATGAAGATACAGAATCTAATGAATATGAATCAGACGAATATGATGAATTCGATGTTCCTTCATACATACCAGATGATTTAATACCACCAGAAAAATTTGATACAATCGAATCTGAAGCTGATTGGTATAAAAATGCTTATATAGGATTAGTAGAAAATAATGAAAGCGAAGAATTCCTGAATCATGTACAATCTACTTACAAAGACAATCTTATATCTCAGGACAAAAGGTTCAATGAACTAAAAGCAATTGATTCTATGGTATCTAATGGAGATCCTACAGCCTATCTAAAGATATATGCACCGGATTATGTCATGGATAATGGAGGTAATGCTTCGTTCAATGAAGATGAAAGAAATATGATGATAGATAATCAACTCTCTACAGAATTTGGAAATAACTATAGAGATAAATTTGTACAAGAAGAAGTATCTGTACCGGGTACTTATTCTCATAACGTGATACAAAGACAAACACAATTAGTAGAAGCTTATTCACAGCACAACGAGATGGTTGCCAATCGGATGCAAGGTGAATCGATGACTGACGAAGAAAGAACTGAAATTATTGAAACTCAGTATCAAGAAGATTTTGAAGCAAATGGATATACCAAAGAAGAATACAATGAATTTGTAACAGAAGCTACTGAATTTGCTCAAGAAGATAATATTACTTTTGCTGATATGCATAAGATTATGAATTTTGATGATTATCTATTTGATGCATTTGAAGCTGGAAGAAAATCAGGAAGAAATGGTATAACCGAAGAAGTAAAACACTTAGATAATTCAGAATTACGACACAGACCGACAATAAACAAACAAGATAATAATAAAACTGAATTTAATAAATTTGGTAGTTTTGGAAACAATAGTCTAATCGACGCAGTAAAGAGAGGAAGATAAGATGGCAACACAACCGAGATCAAAACAATTAGACGTCGTCTATGAAGGCATCTTAGCAGGGGGTAATTACCCTGAAGACCTAAGAGGTGACGGATCAGATCGTTCGGCTAAAATGGTCTATTTGGATCGAGATATAGCAGCATTCACGCATATGATCCATAAGAATCATCCGTTCACGACTAAAAAGTCAGTATCGGATAGGAGTTTTAATGTTCGAGAAATCGATGAACTAGAAAGATTTTATACTGTTGTAAAAGGATCAGGTAGCGGAAACGCTGCTACAACTGATACCTTCGATCAATGGATAACTGTAACTAACGCAGAAGCAGCAGAAATGCATGTTAATGACATTCTGTATACTAAAAATTTATATGCTGAACCAATCGTATCCAAAATGGTAGGTGGACAAGTATATCCAGCATCAGGTGGAACGCAAGGTACTAACATAGGACCGGATCTAGGTTACGATGTTGGTGGTAATCCAACGGCTATATATTTTTCTAGGACTAGAGGAGTAACAGGTAATGGCGTATGGTTTGAAAATTACGAACAAGTAAAGGTAATTGAAAAGAACGCTATTAATAGTGGCGGTTCTGGTTGGACTCAAGTTAAACTAGATAGATGCTATATGGGACCAGGTGAAACAGACGGCGGAGGTCGTAGGTTAACTGGTGGTTTAGTTTATAGCACAAGTGGTATTACAAATACTGCTAATGGTGGAACTGGAGATACTGGTAACGAACATGCTAGATTAGTTTCTGGTGATATTTTACTTAGAGGTACGAATACATTCCGTGAAGGAACGCAAGCTCCTGAAGGAACACATAAGTTACCGACAAGAGATAAGAACTTTACTCAGCAATACAAGTATGCAGTATCAAGAACATTAGAATCAACGATACCTGACAAACAAGTAAAGAATAGAACAGGTTTCGATGCTTGGGCAACTCAGCAATGGATGACCAAACGTCAAATGACTAGAGATAGAGAATACTCAAATCTTTTAGGTAGAAAATCATTTGATGCAGTAAATGGTGGTGAAGAATACATCCAAGGTGGAGTAAGACCTTATGTAATAAAAGATTCTAAACATGTTATTATCTATGGTTCTCCTACAATTACATGGCCCGGACTCTTGGACATTGGTAAACAAGTCTTTGGTTTAGGTGGCGGAATGGAAAGAGCAGGATTTACTGGTATTACAATGGATGCAGAACTAAGAAAGAGTTTCTGGAATGAACATTTATTCTATAATAAAGAAGCTTCTAAAGCTTTCAACATGGAAGTAAATACATTATTCATTAGTGGTGGTAAGATTCATTTAATTATCTCACAGGTAATGGAAGAAAACGGTTTAGGTAATGAAATATTATGCTTAGACTTTACTCATTCAGATGCTTTCGAACCGGTAACACACGATGGTTGGGATTATCAAGTAGATGCAGGAGAAGGAAAAACAGGTATTGCAGCTAAAGGATCACAACGATATAAAGAACAGATATTAGGTATGTTTGGTCTACAAAGAAGATACCGTAAATATCATTGTATCATTGATTTTAGTGGTGCAGTAACCATTACCTAGAAAGGAAAACAAAATGAAAAAGTTATTTTTAATATTGATTGCTTTCTTGATGGTAACATCATTAACTGCAAAAGATGAATATGAAACTGATATTATATTCGATAAAGATGTATCTTTTAGTGCTTTGGCAATGGCATCGTATTCATTCACTTTTATTGCTACTGGTGAAACATGTTTATCATCGGCTACAGCAACAGGTTATACAACTGCTTATATGTTACAATCAAGACCAATCGCATGTGATTCAGTTAAGTTTTATGTTGAGATTATAGGAAAGGATAGTATAGGACAATCACGGGATTCATTAGCCTTGCAGTTAAGGTTGCAACCAATGACTCCTGGCGGTTTTCCATTACC